GTTGCAGTTCCATAAATGCTATCACTGTCATCATGAGAGGTACCGTTTACATATATTTTTAATTCATTTTCAGACCTGTCATTAACAACCATTACATAAAACCAATCAGTCCCTACTAATGCTGAAGCCTGTAAAGGTGTGAAATTTCTTTGTGAACTTGCATCTCTAAAAAGATGTCTAATTCTAGTATTTGTTCCTTCAAAATCTAACTGAAAACTATTTGGAGTCCCACCACCATCAGGTGTTGCACATGATAATAGAGATTCAGTATCAGCAGTAGAATCCATTTTTGCCCATACACCATAACTATAATCATTACTTGTACCAAATGCAAAGAAACTAGCATTAGCAGCCGATCTCGCAAAATCATTTGTACCATCAAAGACTATGGCTCCACCGTCACTGCTTGAATAGGTAGGTCCATTCACCAAAGTAAAGTTATTCGAATTACCACTTACATCATTCCAAGATGTACCACTTCCTGAATATGATGAATTATTACCAGCGTCCAAATAAACAACCATATTATCAGTAACAACATTATCACCACCACCTCCTCCACCAGAAGAAGCATATGATGCATAATACATCATAGAACTGTATGCAACTTTTGATGCTAAAACTGTAGATGGTGCTATTAATTTATCAGTAGATTTTTTTTGAAGATATAATACTTCCCCAGCTGGGACAGTAATATTACCAATAGTGGAATTACTATTATCAGTACGGGTTACGATTCCTGCACTTGAATCACTATTATAAAGTCTAACTGCAGTCGCACTACTGACAGTAGTTGCTATACCTATATTTGATTCTTGAGATAGTATTTTCATTAGATTTCTGCTGATTTAGTATCTTTTCCCAACTGTGCATCAGTGATGCCACCATCTATTTCTGGTTCTGTTGGAACATCCCCCATCATTCCATTCTCACCATCAGGTAATGGTTCTCCAGTAATTGGATCAACTGCATTTGGATCAGGTATAATACCATCTTTTATTTCCTTTTCAATTTGTTCATCTATTTCAAGTATTTCTGCATCAGTCTGACGTAATACTTTTCTTCTTACATAATCATTTGAATAATATTTACCAATATAAGGTTCGATTGTTGCAAGAGTTCCGAGTCTTTCGTTTAATAGTTCAGACTCTTTTAATTCTGCAAATTGATTGTCGTAAATAAAATCATATTGAATATGTTCACTTATTTTTTCCCAATCCTCAGGGGTAACAATATTTTTTAGAATTAACTGTGTCTTCAACATGTCATTAAACATGTTACCAAATCTCTTTCTTAAACGTCCTACAAATTTTGCAAACTTAAGTTCATCTCTTAGTATTTCAGATGAACGACCTAAGTTAAATCCACCATCAGATGCAATACGTGATTCTGGAACAGCGAGTGCACGATATAATTTTTTCTGGAAGTATTCGATATCTGAAAGTTCACCTAAGTTTTGTCCACCAGGTAATGTTGTAATTTCAGTTCCTCTTCCACCTTCTCTACGTGGTAACCAGAAATCTTCCATCATCGACATGAACTTACGATCATCTCTAACTTCACCAGTCTGTGCGTTATAAACTAATTTATTACGATACCTATTCATCACTTCTCTAAGATATTGTTCTGCTTTTATCTTTGGAAGATTACCAACATCAATATAAAATATTCTTCTTTCTGGAGCACGAGACATACGATAGATAACCAAAGAATCTTCAATCATTCTCAGTTGATTGAGTGATTTAATTGCTTTATGAAGATACGAAAGAATATTTCCTTTATTACGATCAACTAATCCTGATGTACAATAAACAATTGCATCTTTAGCAATCTTTACACCTTTATTTGCACCTGCCCCTGAAATCATTCCTGTTGGATATGCTTGTTTTGGAGTATATACAAAGTATTCATCTATTTCAGGAGTTGCAACGTTATCTGTATCATCTTTTAAATTTAACCTTGCATTTATTAAATCTTGATTTGTTTTTTTCTTCTCTTTTCTAACATGTCGTATTTTAAGTGCATCAATGTATCTTAATTCTTGAATACCTTCTTGAGGTTTTTTAAAATCAATTACTTTTAAATAACATAAACGACCATCTACATACCAATTACGAAATATTTCATGAGCCTTACGATCAAAATCCATTATTTCCTTAATGGTTTTGAATTCAGATCTTATTATTTTTTTTAACTTATCACTTGCATTTAAATTTGATAGTTCTATCTCAACAGGTGAGTCATATAGATCACTTACGATTGCTTCATTTACAATATCTTCAATAGCTGCATCTGCCTCTGGATGCAATGCCATCTCTCTATATCTTCTTATTAAATCAAATTCTGTACGATAAACACCTTCTAGATCAACATATGATCCATAAAAAGAACTAGCAATATAATTATCATTGCCATCCTCATTATTCTGCGGAACTGGTGATACAATAGAAGGTGATTGTTTTTCGTTATCATCAATTGAAAAACCAAAAAGTTTTGCCATATTATAATTTTACTATTTTTATTATTTATCCAATATCCTCACCACCTGCTAAAGGTGATGTGCCTTTGAATGCTTCCCAGTAATGTACTTGCATTTCGACTGTAAATTCTTCGATAGTGTCAGTAGTATCATAACTTACATCAATCGTTGAGATGTTAGTTGGGAAAATATCCCAGAACTTATAAGATCTCAGCATTGAACCATCACGATCAAGTTGATGTACAATCGCATCTTTTTGATAATCAGTAGGATTAGTGATACCAGTAGCATCCTCTAACTTATTGATTGTATTCATCCATTTTTCCATGGCAGATCTAATTGCAAAATCAACATCATTTATGACAGTGATTGTCCATGTCTCAAATGTTCTGTCACCTGCGACTTTTAAAATACGACCCCTGAACGGAATGTCAACTGGAGTGATTGTAGATGCAGGAAGTGCTGCTGTCTTTACCAGAAATCTAGCTTTTTGAAGCACATCGTTATCGATTGCAACTGCATCAGGAAATGCGAGTTCTACTTCAAATAGATTGGGTCTTGCACCACCACCTGTTAGTTTACTCTTAAAGTCACTAATTTTCCTTAGTGGTATGCTATTAATTTGTTTACGGGAGGGCATTTTCTAAACCTCTAAGTTAATTAAACGGAACCGATTACTTCATCAAATGAAACGCCAGTACGAGTGGCCACAAATGTAAGACCAATAAAGTTTATTGATCTGGCAGGTTTCACAAAGATGTCTGCCACAAATTCATTACTATCTATAATTGCAGCAGTGTTATTTGTCTCATCACAAATAACAACATAATCTTGAATACCTCTCTTTGCTTGAACATCACGTAAGAAAGGTTCAACAATATTTACAAAGTTTGACCTTGTAATTTCATCATTAAATTCGAACAACTGGTCTTTTGCAGCTGCTGCTATAGCATTTTCTATAAAGATGAATAAACGACGTACGTTAATTCTATCAAATGCGGATCTCTTTGCAAATCCAGTCTTGTCACCAAATAAAATTATACCTGACCCTGATGAGAATATTACTGGATTGATTCTATTTGTATAGAGTAAATCCCTTTGTAATTTTGTAGGGTTGTAAGCTAATTTTACTGAATTTAGAATTGATCCTCTTGCAGTTCCCGCTGGTGAGAACCATGGGAAATTGTTGATGTCATTGCGAGCACATAATCCTGCGATATCACCATTTAATGGAATGTATCTAAAGGTATTGTTAAACCTATCATACATGTATTTGTATCCACTGTCAAATACTGCATAAGATGATGAACTGATAGGTCCGTAATAATTAACGACATTTTCAGTGATAGCGTCTACTGCTAGTGGTGCACCTGGTGTGTTATCTGCTGCATCATAAGATAGTAATCTATCTCTTGATGGTGATAAGAATGCGACTGCATCTTTTCTAAGTTCAGCTGTTGCGATTAGTTTTTCACCAAGAGCTCTTGTTTTATCTTGTCCACGATGTCCTGATCCTTGAATCAAAAAGTCAACATTAACTTCTGAATCGTTTTCAAATAAACTATACCCACCTATTATATCATCTAAACCAGGTTCTAGTGCACCCGATTGAGTGATTGTGCTAATTCCACCATAAATTTTTCCACCTTGAAGAATTAAATCACTTGCTCCAGCACCATTAAAGACGATACCCTCTGCATCTTGATCCCATCCACCACCTGAAAATTTACTAAATCCTGAAATATATCCTGTGGTTGTTACTCCTATTGTACTTCCATCACCACCATAGATATACTCTGAATTGTTATAAAGATACTTTCTCCAGTATGATGGTGATCCTGCAGAGAACTCAGCATCCTTTGCTTTCGATAGGTTAAGATGTTTTTCTAGAATTGTACCTGCATTTCCAGTTACGGTTCCTTTTGCATCTATAACAACAACATGAACCTCATCAAAACGACCACCTCTGGCAGCTGCATATTCAGATGTACCTGGTGCATCTGCAGTGCTATTCCATTTGGCAGTTGTAACTGTTGATGCTCCTCCAACTGTTGCTGTTGTGACATCATATGTTTGCTCATCAAACCAAGTTTTTGTTGATGTAACTGATGTTGAAGCATATGCTACACTTTGACCTGAAGTAACAATTCCTATATTAACTCCTGCCTTAAATTTGTATATATTGTTAAAATCTTTTGCTGTTTCAGTTCCTGCAGCAGATATGTGAGATAAAAATTTAACTGCTATTTGATTTCCAGCAAGTCCTAAATTAGCATCAGTTCCTACTCCAGTAACAATTCCTTTAAAGTACCCATCAAGAAGTTCAGTTGTTCCTGCACCAACTCCAGTTCTAGAGACAACAGCATTGTTTGGAACTGCTTGTGTAATACCTGCACCAACCACGATTGCGGATCCTCCTGCAGGAGAATCTACGTCTACTCCATCTAGAATTTGATCTGCTAGTGAATCTATAACAGCAACTCTGATACCATTATATTGCAGACCAGGATCTCTTGCAATTACAGTCCTGTTTGATATTACGTTGTCGTTGTATCCTAGATCTTTATAATGGTCAGTGCTTTTTATCTTTATCTCACCTGTTCCTGCAAAGGCATTTTTTAAACCAGTATCATCAGCACGAACAACATTTAAAACACCACCATATGCTAAGTATGATGATGCGGACATCCATGACTCATACTGATTATCAGTATCATATGGTCTACCAAATTGTTCAACTAAATCTTTTTCACTTGCTATTAGTGTTGGGTCACCTACTGGTCCTTTTTCAAAAGGTCCAACTATACCAGCTATTTTGCCTGTTGTTGGATCAACATTACCAATAGTTAAATCAACTTCTCTAATTAATATACCAGGAGATGCTAAATTGATGGGCATCTTAAAACTCCGACTCTCAGATTGTTAAAATTATTTATTAAAAACCCTTTTTACAATGGGGAAACTATGCGTGAACTACCAATCAGGGTACTCCCACTCTTTTATTTTTCTCTTCTTTTTCTTAACACGATCAATTGTACACTCTTTACATTCATAAGAATATGCAGATGGTATTCTTCTATTTTTTCTTGTTAAATAAAAATCCTCTGTTAAACATTTTATCTGACCACATGATCTACACTTTCTCTCTGTGAATAATAAATGCTCTAATTCTAATTGATCATCAAAATTCATTCTTCTATATCAAAATACCATTTAATAGATTTAATATAGTCAAATGTACAAGATAAGTCAAAGTCACAATTAGTATCATATTTTCTATCACATAGAAAATTTCTTAATTGTTGAATTGATTCGAAGGTGCCTTGATGTGTATGATTGGTGTCGTATAAATGGTATTTCATCACATATAATCCCACATGTATGATCTATCTCCATATTCATCAGTATACCATCTATCTCCATCTTTGTCTACAAAATTATCTTCTTCAAGTCCATCATTAATAAATCCAAATGGTGCCATATCCTGTTCGATTTGGTTTTTTTGTTCTTCATATATTCTTTTTCTTATATCATTATCTGTCATTTCTTTAAAGTACTCTTGTGCGACTAACCATGCAAATAGCACCAAACACATTGCTAAATCATCATTACATCCTTCTTCTGCTTCAAATGAATTGTGTTTTTGTGCAAATGTGGTTAATTCAGATATTATTTCATAATCACAAGTTAATAACTTACTATCCTCAATCATAGTTTTAAGATTACTACAACCTAATTTTTTCACAGCAGAGGTGGTTCTCACACCCAATTGTGTTTTCTTTCCGGAAAATCCTTGCCCTACAACTTGTCCTGCTCTTCCTCTCATAGATGCCATAAGTAAATTTTCATATTCTAAATCATATTGAAGGATACTTGCAACTTGATCACCTATATCATTTACTTCAACTAATAAGTATGCGTTATTATAACCTTTTGCAACATCTAATATTACATTAGGAAATAACATTGGTTTTACTTCGTTATTTCGATATTTTGCTACAACTTTATATGGAAACTGTGTTACGTCAAAAACTATAAATGCAGAATAATCATTTCCCAAACCTCTTGCCACATCAACAGTTATTATATAATTATGATCTTTAACTGGATTTTCATAGATATCTAATCCAGCATTTTTTGTAATTGGAGAATCATACACCATATTTTTTAATACGGCAGGATTTATTAAAGTATTGACTGATCCAAGAAACTCACACTCAAACTCAACTTTAAACTGTTGTTCTGATGTATTCGCAATTGTTTGTTGTTTCCAAACATCATCTCTACCTGGTACTTCTGACCAGTGCACATCTGTTGTGATATATTCATTTCTACCTCTCTCTGCATCATGCCAATATCTATAAAAATGGTTCATCCCGTGAGGGGTAGAAACCATTATGACTTTGGTGTTTTTACCAGAAGTGATAGTAGGATATACTGAGGCAAAGAATGAGTCAGCAATATGATTAGGAACAAAGGCAAACTCGTCCAAAAAAAGAACGTTGAAAGACATACCTCGAACTGCAGAGGCAGAGGTAGATGCCGCCAGTATTTTTGATCCATTTTCTAACTCCAGTGATCCTTTATTCCAAGATATTATACCCTGTTGCATCCATTTAGGTAAATTCTCATATGCAGTTTGCAATCTACCCAATAAATCTCTGGCAGTTGCTGCCTTGTTTGCAAGAATACCAATATTTGTACTATCGTTAAAAACAGCGTAATGTAAAAGATATGAAACAGATGTAGTAGATTTACCAGTCTGACGAGGCATTTTACATATGTTAAAACGATTCTCATGAAACCTTTTAATTAAAGTTTCTTGAAAATCATATGGATGAAATTGTGTCAATCCCTCATCAAGAGAAACAATTTTAATATATCTCTTTGCAAAATAAACAGGATCTTGCTTACACCTCATGAATTCAATAATATTTTCTTGCGAAAACTCAATTGGTGTATTTGCTTTTTTTAAATTAGGATTACCAAGATATACATTATCATTCATAATTTATCAGCAGTTCCAACGACGACGTGCTTGTCTTAATCTACTATCTGGATCTTTTGCTGCTTTTGGAAACTTCTTCATTTGTCCTGCACTTCTTGCACAATAACTCTTTCTACGATTTGCTGCCTTTGAACCTTTCTTTAACTTAGATGGTTCTGTAGTTACAGCAGTTTTTAATTTAGAACCAGGATTTTTACGACGATATGCTTCGACACCCTTTTGCGTCATTCCTGCTCCACTTTTTGTTGGTCTTTTGTGCCCTGACTTTACACTCATACCTTTCATATCATCTTCACTGAGTTCTTTTCTCCAATCAGACATAACCTCTTTTGAAGTTATTACATCTATAACTCTAACAAAATCATTACCATTCGCATCCTGTAAAGTGATTGTCTCCTCTTTCTTCATCTTCTTAGCAACAGCGTCCTGCTCTTTCTTTCTAAGCATTGCTTCTTTCTTTGCATTATCTTTCATCATCATAGAATCAGTGGTAATACCAACCTCTTCTTTCATCCCCTTGGTTTTTACACCACGTTTTTCTTTGTGTGCCTTATGTCTTGCGTCCATTGCCACAAGTCTTTCAGCAGGGTCAGCAGCATTGCCACCCATACCTGTTGCTCTTACATTTCTAACAGATGCTTTACCATAATTAGAACGTCCTGCTTCCTGACTTTGCCTTTCACCCTGATTAGTCTTCTGTCTTTCAGAAATAACTTCTTCCTTTGTTACACCCGCCTTTGCTCTTTCTTTCTGAGCAGCACCTTTAATTACCATTTTTATCTTATTCTTGAGTGAATAAGGATTCTCCTTTTTCTTTTTACCAAATGCGGACATTGCACCTGATGGTTTACCTGATCCTCTAGTAATACCATATGCCATACCCTCAGAAGTATCTGTGGTATGTTGTCTATCAGGTTCATTCTTCGCAAGATTTTTTTTGAGTTGTTTCTTTGAGATCTTTGGTCCTCCAATCGGATCACCATACTCATCTCTCTCAACTTCCTCATTCTTGGGAACACAATTTGGAACCATTTTACCACCCTTCTTTTTCATGCCAACTTGTTTATGTGTATCCCAACAAGGATCACCATCACCCTCTCTCACATTTTCAACTTCTTCTTTCTTTACACAGTTTGGATACCTCTTACCAAACATTGTCTTCATACCTTTTTTTTCATATCCCTTCCAACATTTTTCCTGAAGTTTTTGGAATAGTGTTAATTCTACTTCCTCTTTTTTACTGCTGTTGCCCCAGTTTGCAGCACCGACTTTACGACACTTAACTAGTGCACCTGATGCATATGCAGATGGCCATACAGAGTATCTTGACTTAACCTTATGATAACAAGCATCTTTAGATCCACTTCCTTTACCTTTCTTATCAGATTCAGTGAGTTCCATTTCACTTCTCCAATCAAAATGTTCTTTTTTCATTTTCTTTTTCCTTGGACTATCAGTTGATACGTATGTTGGTTTTGCAGCACCAGTTTTTGATTGTTGACCAGGATCTGCTTTCTTTTTGCGACGAGCAGCAGATAATCTTTCTGACTTACTCATGCTTGCTCTCTTTGCAGAGGAGACACATTTAGGTGTTCCTTCACCAGGTTTATCACTCGCACAGGTTCCACCTGTAACTACATTAACCCAACCACCTTTTCCGTCTTTGGATTTGGAACCCTTGAACCATTTATGTAATGATCCCTCACTCATTCCTCCGCCACCATTTCCTCCACCATTTCCATTACCACCATTTCCTCCACCATTTCCATTACCACCATTTCCATTACCATTTCCATTTCCATTACCATTACCATTTCCATTTTTTTTACCATTACTTTTTTCTTGCCTCAAATATCCCCCAAACCCAACTCTGTATCCTGAAGGGATTGGTTTACATTTTTTATCAGTATTGCAATAGTAATAACCAGTTTTACACTTTTTCATACTTATGGAAGTTCTAACATATTTATTTATTTTATGATGGTTTTGGGTATCTTACTTTTACACTAGTTATTCCAACATACCATGAACCTGTGGTAGCAGCAACTCCTAATTTTCCATCAGTCATGTCATGATATAATTGATCTAATTGATCTGTTATTTGTGGATAACCATCTGTAGTTGCAAATCCTGTTCTCTTATCAATATATGTTCTATCTGATATTGAATACCAAGCATTATTAATTTGCTCATCAGTTGGTTGTGTTGTAATACCACAATTCCAAACTTCAATATGATGAGGTGGAGTGCTTTGACTTAATACATAATTACAATAATTTAAACCTAATTTTTCAAGAGCCTGTGGTATATCACAAGTTGCAGCAATAGCCATTTTTTTATAAATTTCCTTTTAATATATAGACCATTGTATACTGTTCAATATCATCACCAAAATCACAACTTATACCCTTGCTAAGATTTGCAGGACTCCCACTTAGATATTGATCAGGATTATATCTAACTTCATATACAGTATCAGAGTATATGTTTTGCATATAACTTCTTCCCCTTAAAGCAACCTGACCCCATTGTTGACCACTTTGAGACCATGCGTTTGTATTATATGCAACGTATATGGTATTAGTCACATTATATAAAGCTGCATGGGCAAAATTACTTCTATAAGATGTAGTATTAAATGAAATTATATATGATCCTCTACCTAATGTAAATTGGTTACTACTTAAATCTTTAACAATTCCTTCTGGGTCACACATTATAAAATTAAGGTCTCTAGCATTCCAAGCGTTAGCTTGCCCACTAACACTGCCACCATCTACTCCCTCCGTTTTTCTATCCACTATCACAGCTGCAGTTGTGAATGCCACACCAACTAAACCTTCTCCACCACCATTATATTGACCTGTTGTAGTGATAATTCCAGTGGTTGAAAAATTATCTGCTGAATTTGCAGTAAGAGTATTACCATCATAATGTCCACCTGATATTGTTGTTGAAGAAATAATACCCACAACATCTAAATTTTGTGATGGTTCCGTGTCAGTTCCAATTGCAATTTTACCATCAGTACTAGGTAAAATAACATTATTTGAAACTAAATTTGCAATAGTTCGAGTTTTTCCCATTAGAATTTGTAAATATAAACTTGTGTATAAATTTCATAATTTGGAGCATTAGTATTTCTTCCCATTCCAATATTAAGGGCTTGGGCATTTGCCATTTCAATTCGAAATGATTTTGCTGCATCTATCGTAAATTTTGATGTTTTATTTAAAACAGTTTCCATTCCTGCATTGGTACTATAATAACTAAAACCATGCATACATGTTTGATTAGTTGCACCATATCCAACCATTTCATCATCTGTGACATTGTATAGTCTCGTAACGTTTGATTGGACCATGTAATGACTAGAACTCCATTCAATCATATAAGTTCCTGGATAGAGTAGGAAATTGGGTGCTGAAACTGTAACATTCATACCACCACCACCATTTACAGCTTTATCATCTATAACAACATTAATTTCTTTATAATTCCAAGAACTAGCATAAGCATAACCAGCATTTGTTCCTGAAGTCTCTCTTTCTTGGAGAACAGCATATGATGTAATACCTACACCAACAATTTCACTTCCAATTCCAGAAAATTTTGTAGCATTTATATCGTCTGATGTATTTAATGAAATATTACTGCTCAAATGTTTTATAGATGCAGCGTTTCCAACAGCAGAACCAGTGTTGAAAAAATATGTCGATCCAGTTCCAATTGTGGTTATTCCTGTAACATCTAATGTTTCAGTTGGTTGAGTGCTTCCAATACCTATTCTTGAATTACCTAAATCCACGGTAATTATATTTGGTATTTTTGATAAAGATCTTGTTAATCCCATTAGAATTTGTAAATTGTTACCATTGAATAATTTTCATGTGTGAGGTCATCATCAGAGGGAGGAGAAATTGCTAATTGATTTCCAAAACCCTCACTATCTCTACTTGTTACACACCGATGTTGTAGATTAAAATATCCAGTGTCAGTTAAAGATGTTACCGCATAACCCGAAGAATAATTCGTGAAATACCAGTTTCCTGATCCGCTATATGCATTAACTCCTACATATGTGACGATTCCCACTCCAGTGGCACCTATGCCTAGTTGAACAAGTTGAGCACGGTGACGATCAACTCTAAGAGCTGGTGCATGAAATTCAATTACATACTTACCTGGTACTAAGTTGAATTGATTAGTTTCATAAGCATCTAAAGTAACAAATTTTTCAGTGCTTGCATTTTCAAATCCTCCACTATAATTTATAGTATTTAAATCTCTGATTCTGAATGCTCCACTTGTAAATGTTCCACCTCCAGTGCCTTGTGCTTTTTTATCATAAACAGTGGCTGAAGAAGTAAAACCAGCACCGATTATTCCTGTTCCAAATCCTGAAAAACTAGTGGCAGTAATTATTCCCAACCCAGTAAAAGATGGGGATCCAGCAAATCCATTTGTGGCAGAGTTAGCTGAATTTGCAATTACATTCGTTGTAAAAACTTCAGTCGAATTTACGCTTCCACCAACATCTAATTTTGTTTTAGGTTGAGTGCTACCAATACCAACTCTAGAATTATCTAAATCAACTGAAATAATTCTTGACAAATCTGCCATTTGTCTTGTTTTTCTTTGTGATCTTGGTAAAGTCATGATAGTGTAAATTATATTGTAAATTCGTTACTTACAAGAAAAGCATATCTATTTGAACCACTTCCCAATCCTTGATTTGAAGAAGTTTCATTATAAATGTAATACTCAGAAGCTCCCCTAGCACTCTGACTAGGACCAGTGTTACCAGAATTAGTACCACCGTCATTTTTTAACCAACCACCTCCATCATTATTAACCGCAATATCTACAACTCTATTGAAGGTTGTTCCACCTTCAAATGTTGATTCGCAATCTGCTACATTACTATAATATAATCCGTAAGAAGGAGTGGTCCACCATAATGTGGATTCACTATTATCTGTTTCAACTAAACTAGTATCAGTTCCATTTATTGTCATGGTCATGTTATCCACTGCATTATCACCTTGATAACTCGACGCAGTTTTGATATACAAAAGCACTATCCTTCCAGTTGTTCCAAGATAATCTACTAAATCTGCACTCGCATCCTTCCATGCAGCACTACTACTTGACTGTTGTTGTCCAGATATTATATCTGTACTTGAACCGTCTGCAGTGAAAGTCAATCGATTGAGAGTGCCTCCACTAATTGAACCAGTACCCCCAGTCTTCCAATAACATATCATATATCCCATGTTAGATCCATACATATGATATTTCCATGAAAAACTAGCCTCTCCTGCTCCTCCTTTTGCAAAAGATGGATTTGCACCTCCAAGACCAGATATACTCATTAATGGTGCCATAATATTATGCGAAATTAACTAAATTTGAAAGAACGACATATGTTGCATCAGCAGTTTTTATTATATTATGAGTATAAGCGTCATATCCACCAGCACCACCTGCTGCTGGAGCAGTGCCACCTAACCATTTTTCTGTAACTGCACTTCCATCAATTGTCAATTGTGCCGAGTATCCAGTTGCATCAGCAGTTACAATAATAACTACCGTTATTGCCTCTCCAATACTCATTTTTGCATTTAATGCAGTAGACCCGTCAAATCTTATATTTGGTGTAGATGTTGTTGTCTCTTCAGTTGTGAATAGATGAACCATTCCATTCGTAAGATCTATATTTAAATTATCACTTAACTTGCCAGCAGTTACATTAACACCCTCTTTTAATAATCCAGATAAATCAACACCACCACTAAATGTTGTTGCAGTAACAATACCTGTTATATTACCATTACCTGTTCCAGTAATACTCTTGCCATTTAAATTAAGGTCTCCTCCAAGTTCCGGAGTGGTGTCTTCAACAACATTTCCTATACCAGTGATTGTAAGATTAGCAGAAATTTCCTGTGCTACAATTTCTACAATATCATTTACTGTTGCACCATCAGTTAAAACTACACTAGTTCCGTTTGTTGCTGTAAATTCATCTTGACCATCGAGTTTAATACCATTTAAGAATACATCAACATATCCAACAGTATAATTTAAACCTGTAAATGTTGTTTGATTTGCAGTTGCAACAAATCGAGTAGTTTTTCTTACCGCAGATGGTATGAATACATTACCTGTTGTTGTATTTGTTATTGAAGCAGTAATACCAGATCCAACAAAATTAAAATTAGTGATACCTGTGCCAACATAGATCTGTTGAGCAATTCCATTGGAACTGGTTGATACACCTACAGATCCACCACCAGCACTAATACCAGTTAAGTTAGAACCATCTCCATAAAGTTGATAGGCAGATAGAATACCAACACTTAACTTAGCAGTGTTACCGACACCAACAGCAGCATTAGGATTAGTTGTTCCAATACCAACATTCATATCACTATTACCAGTGATCCAATAATCCGTAATTGCAGAGTTATATGCTTGAGCAACACCAATTGCTAACTGATTGTCACCATCTAGAATAGGAGCATTTACACGACAACCTAAAATAATATTATTCGAACCTCCTGTCATACAGAATGCTGCCTTACATCCTATGGCAATATTCCAATACTCAGTTGAAGTAATATTACATCCTGCACCTGATCCAATATAAATGTTGTTAGCGGCACCAGTATTTTTATATCCTGCCTCATGACCTATAAAGATGTTTTGCTGACCAGAAGTATTACATCTACCAGCATTTAGACCAATCATGATGCCATAATTACCAGTATTATTTGCAACACCACCAGCATACATACCAATAAATACTTGACAGTTTCCACTTTGTGAACACTTACCTGCCTGGTCACCAATTATAACGTTATGATCACTATCACCTGTTTTTACTTTACCTGCACAACAACCAATTAAAATATTACTGGCGGAATCTGAGTTAAGATTACAACCTGCACACACTCCATCAGAAACTAAGTTATTTGTTTCAACTAATGTCAAGCAACCACCACCAGCACTAATACCAGTTAACGCCGAACCATCACCACAGAATTTAGTTGCACTTACGATACCAGTGGCACTATAAACTGTAGCAATACCAGCTAGAGTTGTATTAAAGGAACTATCACCCTCAATCCAACGACCTGTACAACAACCTATAGCAAGTTGATCATTAGCTTCATTTAATTCAACATCAAGACCTATGGCAATATTTCTTGCTCCTCCTACATTATTGTTACCTGCCATTTGGCCAATAAATATATTATTATTAGCATAATTTGTACTACATCCTGCACCTTCTCCGATTGCAATATTCTCTCCACCAGAAACAAGTTTTTTTAATGCTCTTATACCAATTGCAATGTTACAACCACCAGTTACTGCACCATCATTCATAGCACAACAACCAAGCACAATATTATCAGAACCAGAGGTCAGATTTGT